GGCGGCTGCGCATCGCGTCCGCCACCAGCTGGATTTCCCGCGCCGTCCTGTAGCCCGTGCGGGCGGTGTGGACGGTCGCCGTGTCGGTGATGTCCGCGCCGACAACGCCGTTCTTCACCGTGTCGCTGCCGTCCGTCTGCTCCTCCACGGCTGACGTGACCGTGGAGAGGCTCTCCAAAAGCCCGTAGCGGCTTTGCAGCAGGAACTCCTGCGCCCCGACGGGTTTGCGCCCGAGGACGTAGGTGCGTGTCCACTTCACCCCGGACTCGTTGCGGATGGAGACCGTGTAAGAGAGCATGCCTGAGGGGTCGAGCCCCAACGCCGCCACGGACAGCGGAAGCCGCACGATGTTGTAGTTGGCCACGGTGACCTGCCCCTGGTTGGCCGTGTGGATGCCGCCGTCTTTCATCCGCACGATGACCCCGACATTGAGCTGGCGGGAGTGCGAGGCGGATTCAAGGGTGTTGAAGAGCAGGAAATAGGCGTATTGCGAAAGTTCCGCGTAGGAGCGGACGGTAAGCCCCGTGGGGCTTCCGAAGTCGCGAATATCCGTGTATTCGGACAGCTTGGCGGCAGCTCCCATGTCGGTCTCCCAGTCGGCGAGGTTGAGCGCCTGGTGCGTGTCGTCGAGCCTGCCCGCCGACAGCATGGCCTCCTGCGAGTGTTTCAGAACCCCGACTTGGGGAATCTCCCCGGACACGTCCGAATAGGTGAGCCGGAACTTCAGTGTGGCGTACTGCAGCGGATAGGCGGCGAAGGTCTCCGAAAGGCTGGGGACATCAGCCGCCGTGAAGTAGGAGCGCAGGATGTCAAGGGGCAGCTCCGCGAGGTCGTCGGCGTCAAGGTGCAGGATCATGTCGGGGGTCTCCAGCGTCTGCACCGCGCCGCCGCTGTAGCGCGTGACCTCGAAGCGGGCGAATACGCCGTAGTTGGGGTGCAGCACCCGCGCCACACCCGACACCTGCTCCAACTGCTCGATGTTCCCGCTTCCGTTGCCGTCAACGGTCACCACCTCGCCGCCGTACTCCTTGGAGAGGAACGTGAGGGTGAGGTCGTCCGCCAACGTCACATCGTAGTGGCGGGAAATGGTGTAATGCTCGGCTATCTTGCTCTGAAGCTCCTTTTTCAGCATGGAAGTGTCGGTGTAGCCCGCTATCCTGTCCGCCCTGTCGCGTGCCTGGTACGGCGAGGTGATCTGGAAGTCAAGGACGGTGTCGCCGAAGCCGACCGTCAGCACGGAGGACGGCAGCGCGTTCACGCGCCACGCGCTCCGGCTCTTGCTTCCGGCGGTGGCGACGGGCGTGCCCTTCAGCAGGAAGCGCGGGCGGTTCCCTGCGAAGTCAAGGGGGTGCGGTTGTTCTCTTATCGTTACTGCCATTGCCTACTGTTTTAGCGAAGCCGCCCTGCGGAGGAAGCTCTCCTGCTGCTCGAACTCAAGCTGGAGTTCCCGGCTGATGACCGCCTGCCTGTTCTTCGGGTCGCTCATGTACTGGCGCAGCGCGGTCACTTCCTCAAGCATCCTCACCATCGTCCCGTCATCCGCCTGCGCGGTGTGGTAGTGGTTGCTGGTGACGGCTCTCTCTGTTCTTTCGGGGGCAAATGTACGGCTTATGGAGGTGGCGGCTTGGGACACCGTGCGGCTGTCGGGAACGGCCATCTCAAGGTGTCGCAGGGGTGCTTTGTTACCCTTGCGCCACTCCTCAAGGGCTTCAATGACGGGCTTCGTTTCCGGATTCTCCACAATCTCGTTTGAGGCTATCCACTCCCTGCCCCTTTCGCCAGCCACGATGTTCTTCTCCCGCTCGATATAGCCGCCCTTGGCGTAGGGTTCCGGCTGCGAGGCAATGGCGGCGACCTGCACGCCCGTGGCGGCGAGGGAGAGAGCCATGGAGATGAGCCCCCACGGGAAGCCGCCGCCGTTCTCGAAGCTCTTCACGGCGGCCACGATGCCGGAGATTATGGCCTCCGCGATGGCCGCTTTCTTCTCCCTGCGGAACTGCTCTATTTCCAGCTGCTTCTCCTTGGCGTCGCGCTCCTTGTCCAGCTGTTCCACCTGCGCGTTGTAGTATTCCTGCGAGATGATGCCCTGCTCCAGCTGCCAATCCAGCTTCTTTTTGCGCTCGTCATAGCCCTTCCTGTACTCGTTGAGGGCGGCTTTCTCCTTGTTGCTCTGAAGCTGATTGATGGACTCGAAGAGCTGCATGGCGGTGTTGGCGAAGTCCTGGATCACGTCGGCGATGTCCGACAGGTTCTTCTCCCAATCCTTCTTGAAGTTCTTCCAGTCTATCTCAAGGAGTTTGCCGATGCCCGTGGTGGCCTTGCCCTTTTTGGCCGACTTCCCTATCGCGGCGGTTTCCTCGTCCATCTTCTGCTTGAGGGCTTTTATCTGCTCCTCAAGCTGCCGGATGCGGTCTTGGTTCTCCTGCTCGCCCAATGCCTTGAGCTTGGCGATGGCGGACTGGGCGGCGGAGATTTTCGCCTGGTACTCCTTTTTCACCGCCGCGATGCGCTTTTCGGTCTCCGTCATCAGCGCTTCGGTGATGTCGGCCTCGGCACGCCGCACGATGGAGAGTTCCTCCTGCGCTTCGAGGGCTACGGCCTGCCGCTTCTGCTCCAGCAGGTCTTCAAGCAATCTCAGTTCGTCTTCGTTGAGGCCTGTCCCCGTTTCGGGGTTGTACTCCTCTTTTGCCTTGCTCTCGTAATATGCAATGCTCTTGTCAATCTCGGCGATGGTGGAACGCCATTTCTGCTCCACCTGCAGCAGTTCCGTGGAATAGGTGTCGGTGAGGCTTTGGTTGAGCTTCTCCTTTATGGTCTGGAACTGCTCGCACAGCTTGTCGTACTGCTGCGTGACCTTCTTCATCTGTTCGGCACGGGCGGCGCGGTCAATCTCTTCGATGGCGTTAGCCATATATTTTCTCACTTCATCGGCGAGGTCTTTGGCCGCCTGCCCCTTGCTGTTGGTGAAAGCCTCGATGCGCTCCACGAGGTCGCCGTACTCCTGCCGGATTTTCTCCTTGTCGGCGGCTACCTTGTCCAAACCGATGAGTTCGTCCTTTTGGAAGAGTTTCTTCACCTCCTTTTGGAGGTTCTCCCATTCGGTCAGCTTCTTCTTGGAGACCTCTTCGGCGGTCTCGCCGCCTGTGCCGCCGCCACCGTCGCCGCTGGTCTCGCCCTCAATGTCGGCGATGACAGCGTCCAGCTGGTCGCCGATCCACGGGGCGAGGTTCTGTTTCACCTTCTCAATCTTGGCCTGCTCCTCCTGCACAATCTTGGTGACGTTGCGGATCCAGAACTCCTCCTTGTCGTTCAGCTTCCTGTCCTTGAGCAGGTAGCGGTTAAGGTTGCGGATGATGCCTTCGGCGTTCATGCCGCCCTCCGCCAGTTCCACCGCCTTGCCGCCGATTTCCGGCGAGAGGTGCTTGAGCGAGGTGCCGAGTCTGTCCATCTCCTTTTTCATCACCTCCGTTATCTGCTCCTGCTGGATGTCAAGGGCTATCTTGCGCTTCATGGCGGTGATGACCTTGTTGTAGGCCTGCTCGATGTCAAGGATGTTGCCCTTCTCGTCCAGCTGGTCCTGGAGAATGGTCGGGTAATTCTCTATGATTTTCTTCTGTACCTTGTTGTACTCGTCCGTCCCTTTTCGCAGTTCGCGCAATGCCCCGAAGAGCCTGTCTGCTTCCGCTTTCTGCTCTGCGGTGCGCTCGTGGAAGTCCTTCATGGCTTTCTGCGCCGCCGTGGTGCGGGTGGCCAGCTTGTAGATGGCCGTGCCAGCCGCTACGATGGCGGTGGCGAGCGCGACCCACGGCACGGCGTTGGTCGAGGCGTTCATTTTCCTGACCGCTGCCGCCGCCCTTTCGGTGTTGCCCGCCATCTTCGCTTGCGCTGCGGCCACGGCATAAACCGCCGTCTTGTAGGCGGCTTTGATGACCACTCCGGCTTTCTCCGCCGCCGTGAGCAGCAGCAGACGCGTTTTCAGCAGCGTGACCTTGGCAATGTAGAGAGTCAAAGGGGCGATTATGGCCAGCACCACACCCTTGTTCTTGCTGATCCAAGTTGTTGCGCTTGATATGGCCTTGATGCCCGCCGTGCTGGTCTTGGTCAGCTTCAGCAGTATCGGGTAGAGCTTTTGTCCCAGTTCGAGGCGGGTATCCTGGAACTTCTTGCGGGCTTTCTCCAAGCTGGCCTGCATGTTGTTGTTCTTGACGGAGAACTCCTCGTAGCAGGACACGCCCTCCAGCATGGCTCTGTTGGCCACCTGCTGCGCGGCCTCCACCTTGTCGAGGCTGTTGGCCATTGACGATATGGCGGCGGCGGCGCGTGCGCCGTCCAGTCCCAAGTCTTGGAAGATGGGCAGCAGCTTGTCGAAGCCGCCCGCACCGGAGAATCCCTTGAGCACTTTCTTCAGTGCCTCGTTCATGTCGGTCTCTATGAGCTGCTTGAACTTGCCGAGTTCCATTCCGGCAATCTTGGCGAACTCTGCGGGCTTGGATATGACTTTTTGGATGAGCTTTTGGAAAGCGGTGGCGGACATCTCCACCTTCTGCATGTCCTGGTCCAACGCGGAGGCGAAGCCGAGGATTTGGTCGGCGGCGAGTCCGGCTTGGACGGCGACGCCGCCGAGCCGCCCCGTGAAGTTGACCATGTACTGCTCGTTGGCGGTGCTGGTCTTGCCCAGCTCGTTGACGGCGGAACCAAGCGAAAGGAGTTGCTCTTTGAGCGACTTGTCCTTGAGCATGTCGGTGGACTTCTTATAGACGTCCACCATCTTGCCGATGGCCAGTGTTGCGTCATCACCAAGCACGTCCCCCATGGAGACGTTGATGATGTCCGCCGCCTCTACGAACTGCTGCACCAGCTCCTTTGAGGAGATGCCCAGCTTGCCCGCGATGTAGGCGAGGTTGTTGAGCTGCTCGCGGCTGGTGCGGGTGTCCAGGTTCTTGAAGCTCTCGTTGAGTTCCTCCACCTGCTCGCGGGTCAGCCCCGTGGTCTTGATGACATCGGAATACACGTCGTCCATGGCGGCGAGGTCGGTGGCCACCTGCTTGAGGGTGCTGGTCACGTTGTCGAGCGAGGAGAGGATTTGCGTCAGGCCTCCGATGCCCGTGCCGAACTGTAGGATTTTGTTGTACATTTCCGACCACGCGGAGGCGGCGGAGCCGATGTTCTGCGCGTGTTCCTTGAGGTACTGCCTTAACTCCTTGATTTTTTTGGCGTGGGAAATGTACTCGTCCGAGCCGATGACCATGCGGTTCTGCTCGTTCACGAGCTTGTTCATCTCGGAACGTATCTGCTTGACGGAGGCCTCCACCTCCTTGCCGTTGATGTAGATGGTTACCCTGCGGGTGCTGCTCTTTGCCATAAACGTTAAGTTTTGGCAAAGATGCTTCAAACGTCCGTCACGGATAGGGACGGCTACGGGAAAACGCTGTCGTGCTGGTTGACTGCGTTTTCATCTTCCTTAAAACCGCGACAACGATAGAAGTGGTTATGAGCACGGAGTGCGAAATTTGAACGGATAGCGTGCCCGGTCGCCCCAAAAGGGAAAAAGAAAATATAAAAACGGTTCAAACAACACTGTGCGGGTCGATGCTGCTGGTAAAGATGATTTTGCAATCCTCCTCAAGAAAATCAAGCTCGGTCACGCACATTTGGATTTTGGTTTGTCGTATGTAAAAGTAACCCTGATGCTGGTCATAGAAGAATTTCCGCGAAGAGGTGTGCTCCGGAATGGGCCAAGCCCTATATGCCTTGAATCTGAAAGATTTGTTTACGACCTTCATAAATCCAAGTACGTCATATACTTTAAGTTGCCGTCCACCAGTATATCTTTTTTGTAAGATTCTTGCACATTTTTCAAAGGCGGCGATATGTTCCGTGTTGCCCACAAGATCAAAGAAATCAAAGGAGTCATAGTCGTATGAAGATTGGCAAATGGAATAGTCTCCGTGATAATGGGCATGTCCCCACCAGTGGGCATCATCCACAAAGGAATCCCAAAAGTAGTGACCGTGGCCAAGCCAGGCCTCGGTATCGCCACAGAATACGGGAATCTTGCCTGTGTAGTAAACAGAGTAGGACTGGTAAAGATTGCGCAATCGCATAGACTATTGGCAGCAAGAGTTGTTTTTGAGTTCTTCCTGCAGTGAGGACAAATTCATGGTTGGCAACACGATAGCTGGTCTGTTTGACTGTAGGGATACGGTGCTCACAAACGCCCTCACATACGGGAATATAATGGCTATGCTGTTGGCATAGAAGTATGTCGGAATCTCATCAAAGGAAATCTCATCTTTGAACAGGAATGTGGCATTGCAAACAACAGACATCACATTTTTGTCAGTCGTGTTGTCATTGGCCAAAAATTCAAAGGTGAGGATATACTTCTTTTCCTCCTTCACAAAAACGCCACGGGGTCTGATGTCCAGTCTGAAGGTGTCTGAACCGATGTTGGCGAAGTCGAGGGTGACTTTGTCAAATGAGTAGTTTTGGAGCGAAAAAACAGCCTGTTCCATAATGTATCAAATTGGAAAATTAAGCGGCGAAAGCAAATGACACTTGGTTTCCGAAGTCGCTTTGGTCGAATTTCTCCTGATAATTATATCCTGCAATCCCGCTTTCGCCAAAGGGAATCGTGTGGAGAAAATCAAGATATTCGGAGATTTCCGGGCTTTGGATGTTGTCATCAGCCACATCTTCAAGCACTGCGAGAATCTCCTCATCCGTCATCTTGTCCAAAATAGCGTTATAATCGTCAACTAACATTTCATATTTTTTTCTGCCTGCAAAAATACATTTTTTTGAAATACAAACTTACGAAAAAAAAGAGGACCCGAAAGCCCTCTTTGAATATCGTTGTAAAAGGAACACACTACTGTTTCACCAGCTTCAAATAATACACCTGCTTGTCGGTGGTGACCACACGGACAATGTAGGATGCCTTGGCTAAGCGGCTGACGTTGAAGCGGTAGTCGTTGCGGTAGTCGGCCACCTGTCCGCCCTGCATGGTGAGGACAGTGATTTCGGCCACCTCCTCGGGTGCGATGCCCATCACGGTCACCTCGTCACGGGCGGGGTTGGGTGCGAGGTAGGGCTTGTCGGCCTGCGGGACAAATGAGCTGGACTGGAAGCTACGCGTGGTATCATTGTCAGCTGTGAGTGAGCCAAGGAATTGTCGCATGTCTTCGGGAATCTTTTCTAATAAATCAGAGGCTTTGACACATATTGAATCGTAACATAGGCTTTCCCCATCAATACATGCTATCACATAAAAACAAATCTCCTGCCCATTCATAGCCATCTGAGACAACAATCCGTAGTCGAGCATCAACAGTCCACTCACATTAACAGGATAGTTGCCGTTTGGAGTATGGTTGATTACTTGGGAAGGCTTGCTCCACACAGAAAACACGTCCACAGCATTTAGGACATTAAAACCGAAATAGAAGTAAGAAGCATTGTATGAGATGCTTAAATCCTGAGCGAACTTGAACCATTGGTCTGATATGCCACAATCTTTTGTGATGCAAGACTGCCAATCTATATATTCAACGTATTTGACTTCACATCCATGAGTATGGTCAACAAGAATGAACTCAATAGAAGAGGACATGAAATCTGTGTACTCAAAATCAACGCTTATATTCCCAGAACTTCCTGGGGCAATCGTTATTGGAAGAGTGCTGACAGATAAAACATTACCACCTATATTTGTCTGCAAATCATCAAAGATCAAAGTTTGAGTACCATTGTTGTAAATAGTATAATTAAAAGTATATGTCAGCCTACATTCGGAAACCTTGCATTCAACGTTGTTCAGTTTGAAACTTGCACCCTCACACGGGCAGTAAGAAACTTGCTCAATGACAAGTTCAGGGGATCTGACCGTACATCCTGGTGTATATGCAGCATCCAAATAATAATTACCAAAATCAATTAAGGGGAGCAATGGATCTTGAACTGTCACAGGATAGATGGTGCTTGTAGGGTCGTGTACCCAATCCCAATTCAATGAACCCGATTGATATGGATAAATTCCATAGACGGGCAAATCGTATTGGAATTGATCATAGCACATTTTGTAACATCCTGTTAGCAGAGCATCAAAATCGGGAGCGGGTTCAATGAAAATTTGAGCGTCATCAGAATGACATCCTGTGGATGGATCTATGTAATAAGCTGTAAGATAGCCGTCTGTATAAGAATAGGCCGTAGTTCCGTGATAGCCATTACTCCAAAGCAAAGTTTGTCCCGAAGTGGAATGTACATCAACGGGCGGTTCGTGGATACAGTGGTTTGCTCCGAATGCAATAGTAGGAGTGGCTGGTTTGGGGTTGACTGTGAACGTACAAGTAGCAGTAGCACTGCAGTGATGGTCTTGGGTACTTACGGTAAGCACAGCTGTATAAGTGCCCGGCAAAGTTGGAGTGTAAGAGAGGTTAGCACCTGTGGCAGTATAACTGTTAGGCCCGGAAATACTCCAAGTGTAGTCATTGTGAGTGCCTGTGTTCCCGTTGAGTTCAACGGTTTCCCCAAGACAGTATTCTGTGTTTCCGATAATTCTCGCCCATGGTGCAGTATAAAATCCGACATTGCACATTGCTTTAGCCCTACAACCATAGTTGGGGTAAAAAGCCTCAACGCTGTAGTCGCCTGTATTCAAAGTGTTATATTCGTAATGATTGTACAAAGGATTATCCGGAGACCAAGTATATGAAGCTGGATAATCATGTTGATTGAACTGAATTGTCCTTGGTGTACCAGGACAAACTTGTGACGAAGTGAGTGTGCCTAAGGAGACGGGCTCAAAAACGTTTGTTTGCACATAAACGGTTTTCATACTTGAATCAACACATCCTAATTTATTTCTCACAAACAATTTCACGTCATGAGATGGATTTGAAGCATCAAAGTCATACGTATGATAGATATTGTTATTCACATTAGTTGAGTTATCGCCAAAATCCCAATAATATTGGAGAGTATTATCATCAGGGGTGGCTGAGAACAAGAACGGTGTTTCCTCGCACATTTGTGTCGGAATGTCAATGCTGATTATGTGTGGATTCAGAACATACGCTATATCTTTATAACATACACACCCTGTATTACCAACGGACATTGAAATGGTGTACGTCCCTGCTTGCAATGTGGTAGTCGGTATTGAGACCGACATCTGGGGAGAATAAATGGTCGCAGTAAGGTTTGTTCCTACAACGGTAACGGCTCTGTTGGGAATTGAATAGCCATCTCGGTATTGTGAGATGTCCTTCACAATAATGTTATGTCCATCACAGTCGTATGAAAGTGCAATGGCAGGCACACAATCTATTTGAACAGGCTGCTGACCTCGATAGCACTGTCCGTTGAGTTCCGCGTATGCATACACAAAATGATTGCCAGGTACATTGAAATGCGCTGTTGTGGTGTTGGCATTTTGCGTAGGTGTGCAATATGAATCGTGTACGTATGTGGACAACGACCAAGAATATTGTAATCCTGGAATAATATCAGCAGAGACAGTGGCAACATTGCATTGTTGTTGATTAAGGGTAGTGGTCACAGGGATACAGGGAGGTGTCTCGCCCGAGGGTATTGTGTAGCAATCTCTGTCACTACAACCCGACGGTAAATTGCTTGTAATAGTGCAGCAATATGTTCCACTACCATAGTTTGGACAAGTAGAGCCAACACTTACCACAACCCCGTTATATACCCATTCATAAGTGACATTCGAATAGGACTGAACTTGAAGAATGTTACCACTATTTGTAATGTTCGCATAAGGCCGACTGTTCACCCAAATGGTATCTTGGACAGTTACGGAGTCACAATCCGGGTTTGGACGATATGTCACTGTCACATAGACATATCCGAGATTATGAAATCTGCGGGAAATTGTAGATCCAGTAAATGTTTGTGCGGTATCAGAAAACGACCATTGGTAGTGGCTTCCTGTTTGCGTTCCTCCTAATGCCGTCAGCGTGACAGGCACATCCTCGCAAACGGTATCTGGGCAATTCAAAGTAGGTCTTGCAACATCTTCAATCCAAAGCTGAAACGTTTCAGGAACTTCAATGTCTGAACAATATGTTCTTTTTAATATTACATTTACCAAATAAGGCGGATTAACATTTGACAAGTGGTTGGTTAGAATGTCAATAGAAGGTCGAAGGTGGTCACTGCTATCCACCGAAGCTGCATTTGCAGGCTCAATTATCCATTCATACGTCACGTAAGGAGATTGGTCGGGTACGCTAAAATTAACAGTTGAACCTGCACAAGTTGTTGTTATTGCTGGTAATCCATGGGGTAGCAGACGGAAAGTGTCAACTTCATGGAGATATGCTTCTGATCGGCAGTTATACTCGTTATCAACCTGATAGACTGCCACATCACATACTTCATTGCCATACGTGATAGTCACCTCGTTTCCTTCAGCTGAGTTTGGAGTTGCAGATGAGCAAATGGGCTCCCAAACGATATAATAGCGTGGATGCGTTGGAGTGGCTTTAAGTAGGATGGAACTGTTTGGACAAGCCTCTTGTGCTCCAGTGGTTGAGGTAAGTGCAGGAGGATTGTCCAAAACTGTAACGTAATACTCAACAACTTTGCAATAGTCGCTATGTGAAGCCGTCACCTTGAATTTTCCTGCCGATGTGAAAGTATAGGATAATGCGACAGCATTGGTGGAATATATTTGCTGATTGTTCTGGTTATACACTCTCCATTGTACCGGATTGGTATGAGTGGTGTAAAAGACACCTGTTGATCCTTTGCAAAGAGTATTGTTGTCAGAAATGATGCTCATGGTATCTTTGACAATGATCGTTTTTGGAGCTGACAATAAGTAACCACAGTTCAAAAAAGTACAAATGTAATTGGCCCGTATAGTTACTACACCTGGATGGGTGAATTCCAACATATATTGGTTTGGAGTTTCACTGTTATGAACATTTAAACAGGTGCTGTTGTCATTCCACCACGTATATTGCGTGGAACCCCATCTTGGTAATTCGTAAATCTGCATTTCGCCAACGCACACCTCTTCCGACCCGGAAATCTCCGCATTGCTTGTAATGACGGGAATTTGGATGGAAAGCAAACCGTCACATTCAGTTTCGCATTTGGAAGCGTCCAGTGATATTACTCCATACCCTGATGCGGGACTGCCCCAATGTACGGTAATATTCGGTGTTCCTTGCCCTTCCAAGGAGCCACCCTCTACATTCCATATATATTCGTCGCAAGGTGGGTTGATTAAGGTATAATTGGCCGTGGTTTGTTCGCATACCGTACCGTAGCAGGAAAGTTCAAGTTCAACTTTTGATTTCACCTTGATGATATATGTTTCGCAATTCTCACAGCCGCATTCGTTGCGTACGCAATGAACGAGTTCGTACTCTCCCTCGTCAAGTGGTGTTACTGTATGATTTTGAGTGGACGCTGCACCAAACTTACTTTCCCAATAATAGCCCGTGATAGGAGTGTGGGGCGTAGTGCTCATATCCGTAAATTCGATGGTTTCCCCTAAACATATTTCGACCACTTTCTTCCCATCTTGATAGAAATAAGCAGGAACAGATGAACTTAATGCTTCGGGAGAATCCATCAGAAGGACGCAGGTCTCTGCAGTACAGGTGTTGGTGTCACCCACAACCACGCTAACAGAAATGTTCCCGGTCGTGCCGTAGTCCCATGTTACTACTGCGGTTTTGCCTTGGTTAATAAAGTAATAACTGGAAGCGCCTGCAATAACCCAAGAGTATTGGGAAGCGTTTGGACATTCAGCCGTATATTTGACTGTGTTTCCTTTGCAAGCGAGCATACAGTCCTGAAGTCCTAATTCCCATAATGCAGGACTGCATTTTATGTAATCTGTAATCAGACATTCCGAGTCGAAATCGGTGTTGATGTACAGCTCACATCCAGATTGGGCTTGTACTGTTGTTATGCCGCATAATGAGAGCGACAGAACCAAAAGAAATAGAATCGTTTTCATAATGGCGTGATTTTGAGGGTTAATAATTGGATTTGATGATTTTTTCGACGGATATAAAATCTTTACCTACTGACTCCAAAAGATATGTGCCTGCGGGTAACCGTGATACATTTATCAATGTCCTATAGTTTTCGACAGTTTCCCGCATTAGTATTTTGCCGTTTATGTCCATAATTGTGATATAGTCGATTGAATTATCATCATTTTCGACATAAAGGATATCGTTTGCGGGGTTAGGCCAAATTTTCAGATTGGAAGAATGTGCTCCATACGTGGAGACACCCACGTATGGCGTGGCGAACTCGGGGTCGTGGTAGAGAGCAAAAACGGCACTGGATTGACCAGCAGGACAATAGGCGGAAACTCCATTGGCAAATGAAATCGATGCCGTTGTATTGACGCTATACAATAGATTTCCTTGATTATTTGCTAAAACCGAAGAGTTTTTAGTAGAGCCAGACACATTGAAATCAATTGCTTGGATAAATTCTCCTTCTTTGTCCCATTGATAGATCTTTCTATTAGGGAGGATATTTGCGCATGAAAAAACCCTGTTGTTCAAAACAGTTGGAGACAAGCCAGTTAATGCGTTTATGGCAGGGACGACTCCTTGATTGAGATAACTACCCGTTTGTGCATTATAGCGGACAAAAAAGGTCTGATTGGTCGTACTTTGTTGGTATCGTTGTAAAGGGTTGCTCTCTTCATCAAAATACACAAGTCCGTTCCCTTCATCCTTATATGACCCTTGTCCTAAGACAAAAATGTTTCCATCAGACATACAACAGCCCGCAAAAGAGGCTCTCGCTGAAACATAGTCGTTTCCACGAGTAAAAATCTGGTTACTCCATTGTACTTCCCCATTTATATTATACTTAACTATATATCCCATTAAGTTCGATGAAGTAATGTCCTGTATGGTAGAATAATTTGTACTGTCCCAATAAATGTGAATTGGATATTGGTGCAAGTCGCCACCATTGTCCCCACAAAGTTCCAAAGACAAATAACCTGAAATATACATATTGTCATCTTCATCGAATGACATTCCCTGAATATATAACACGTAGTGCGTATTAACACTATCGTAAGACAATTCCCATGAAGTGGCAACACCTTCCGTATGATGCACCATAGGTTTTGCATATAATAATTCCCAGTCTGGTGAAAATTTGTACATCATAACATTAAATAAACTACGCCCGTAAGGCTCTACATTTCCAGGCAAGTAAATATCGTATTTCTTATTTGTATCTCCATCCACAATTAAAGTGTATGGATCGCTTTCAAGACCCTCGTATGAGAGTTTTGCATATACGAACGTGTTGCCGTCCCTGTCAATATGAAAAGGGGAGTAATTCAGTGCTGCTTGACATAATCCATATTCTGCCCTTAAACCACCAGTATAAATCTTTCTCGAAAAAGATGCAACAAAATGATTGTCAAGCAGATTGCCATTCAAATCAAAAGTGGCAAAATAAGTATATCGCCCAGACTTATATGGAGGTGTTCGTTGTTCAGCAGGAATGGCATGAACCTGCTGTCCTGTAATCAATGTATCAAAATAATAGAGCCATACCTCACCAACTGTCGTGTAGTTATCCACATCATCTAAAGACAAATTACCAGAAATAAATACCTTATCGTCCTTTACCTCCATCCAAAACGGATAGCATTCAACAGATTCACTACTTTTCACCACCTTGTACCATAACATATTGCCAAGAGTGTCAAATTTGGCCAAGAGGCTTGACCTGTTGGTCGAACCATAAACTTGGGGGTTGCTAATGAACATAAATGGAGACCCGTTAAATGTCAATTGTCCTGCCATTTGACCAAAGACGTATATATTACCTTCTTCGTCAAAGGAGGTCTTAACTATACTGTTGTAATAATCTGTCGGATTTCCTCCTGTCCCGCTCCAGCAGTTCGCCCACTTCCACTCGCCTTGGGCGGAGGCGGTGAGGAAGGAGAAAAGGGTGGCGAGCAATGCCACGAAAATTGGTATTTGCTTTTTCATATCGTTATTATTTTTGTTGTATTTTTCTTTTGCTTATGCGGTGTTCATTTTTGAGGCTACAAAGTTATAAAAATTATCACACAAACCAAGCAAAAATCATAAAATATTTTTTCACTCTGAAAATCAATCAGTTGAGGGTTCGTTCCAGGCTCGTGAGACCTCTTTCCGCATTGTTTTCGCGCCAAGCATGGTGGCGTTTTTGCCAATATCGTTCCTTTATCGGCGAGATTTGCACATCTGAATGTTTACATCGGATTACAACGGAATGAATCTCAAATAGATAAGAAGATTTTTTACTCATTAACAAGTCACTTCTTCGTCCCGAAGAAGTTGACCATGCACTCGTCGCCCCAAAACTCGGCAGCGAGGTCGAAGAGCCGTTCCGCGCTGCGGTCTATGGGTTCATCTAACCAGTCCACCATGGAGCGGCGGATGCGGGGGTGCGAGTTCACATACTTGCCGGGAACACGCGGCTGGCCATAGCCCACCGCCCATTCACGCCATATCCCGTGGATGGGGACTTTGAAGCTCACCGCCTCGGGGATTCCGCTGTCACGCTCCACGGTGAACTGTATGCTGTCGCGCAGCTTGCGCTCCACTTTGCCGCTCTTCTTGGTTATGGAGGTGACCTTCTTGCCCTTGGTGAACCGCAGGGTGTTGCGCCTCGCGGCGTTGCGCATCGCCGCCGCCCACCGCCTCGCCTGCTGAAGAAACTCCTCGGCGGTGAGGATCTGCCCCTGCGTCTCCGTTTTTACAGAATGTGCCATAATCGTGATATTTTCTGCATTGTTTGCGATGTTTTTGGCAAAAAACCGCATAAAAGTTGCATTGCGGATTTCACCGTCTCCCCTCCCGAATCACCTTGTCGAGCCTGCCGAGGATGACGTGGACGTTGGAGGCGAAGAATTTGCTTTCGTCATAGAAGCGGTCGCCCATAAGGTCGCGGTGGACGGCCACCCACGAGAACGCGGGCGGCTGGTCGTTGGGCGAGGTCTTGGGACGTTTCGGGGCTCGGGCGAACACGTTGGGGTAACGCTGTTCAAGAAACCGCCTGCGCAAGGAGGTGTAGCACAGCACAAACGCATCCAGCTGGTCATCGGAAAGGCGATTCATCAGCCGCATCCGGGTGTCCGCGCCGTAGATGGTGAACGGCACGCGGCGGTCGGTCTCGCCGTTGTAGTCCTCCCGCTGCGGCCTGTAGAGCACCGCCGCCGCTTCGCGGCAACGGCCAGCCAGCATGTAGCCGTCCGCGTAGATGAACTCCTCCCACGTGGTGTTGGAGAAGGTGGGCTGGTAGCCGATGAGGCGCACTCCGTCCGCTTCCACCCAGGGCAGCAGCTGTTTGGTCATGTCCGGCTGTTTCTCAAAAGCGAAGTCGAAGAGGCGCATCAGGAAGTACCTTTTGCCGAAAGGTATCTCCTGCCACGTCTCTTCGGGGATTCCCGTCATGGCGGAATAAAAGGCGGACTCGGACATCCTGCCGCCTGTTGCGGCGCATACGGCCAGAAGCTGCTCGCGTGTCAGTTCGTCAAATCTGTCGGGAACGGTGTACTGCGTCCCTTTGTCGTCTATTTCAACCTTGATCCTGTTCATAGTCTCCAGTTTCTTGTGTCTATCTCGTTCCAAAAAGGGGCGCTGGTGGTGAACGTGTAGCGCATCCCCGCGTAGCGTTCCCGGACGTTCTGTATCGGGATGGCCGTCACCTCGTCAAGGCGGAACTCCTTGACCACCATGCAGGCGGCCTCGTACTTGTCGAGGTTCATCCTTCGGATGATCTCGTCTCCTATTCTTTCGCACAGGTCGAAAGCCTCATACACCGCGTCATAGTCGCCATCGTCCTCATAGGACTGCACGACCATGAACGAGGACTCCCGCTCCTTGAAGGCGTTGTCGGCGTTGTCGCTGGTGAAGCGCACCTCACCGCCCTCCTGGATGAGGGCGGGGAAGTTCACGCGGTCTCTGAAGCCCGTGTAGAACTCCTCCAGCTCGCCACGGAAGAAGTGCGGCTCTTCGGGTGTGTGGTTCAATGACTTGTGCCGTGCGGCCAAGTCCTGCAGGTAGCGGCTGAACGCCTGCGGGGAGTTGTGCAGGTCTCCCCGGTAGTCTTGCTCGCATTCTCTCATATCTCTTGGTTTTGGGTGTTTTTGCCTATTCTTTCGGGGCAGTCCTTGCGGTGGCACTCCCAAGCCTGCGAGAGGGACAGCCGCCGTTCCAGTTCTATCTTTTCGGTCTCTATGCGGGCGGAGTTGCGCTTGAGGGTGGCGATGAGTTCCCGCTGCTTGTCGTCAAGCTCGTCCCGCGCCTGCTCGTTGCTGATGTACTCGGCGATGAGCTGCTTCTGGTACTCAATCTGTTGGGTGAGTGCCTCGAATCGCTGTGTCTCAAGGCTGGTCTCCTTGCTTTTCTCCTCAATCTTGCGCAGGCGTTTCTCGGAGAGCCACTGGATGATGCTCCAAACCGTGGTGCCGCCCAGCAGGAAGTTGAGGACGGCGGAGCCGATGGTGATGTAGTCTAAAGGTTCCATAATTTATGCAAAGAAGATTTTGCGGTTGCTGTTGTCTCGGCGGAACACCTCGTTCTTCGGCGCGTTGTCGCCCGCGAAAGCCCTGTATGCCGGATAGTCGGCGATGTGGGCTTTGAGGGTGGACACCACACTGGCCATGTACCGTTCCGCCTTTCTGCGGTACTCTGCGGCCATCTGCTCCAGCTCCTGCGGCGGCACTACGGAAACGGCGGTGTCGGAGCCGGATGCGGCCTGTGCGGTCTCGAAGACCATGCCCTGCTCGGTGGGCAGTCTGTGGAGTTCCCCGATACCGTCGGCCACCGACCAGAAGACGGTGAACTTCTTGACCTCCGGCAGGATCCTGGCATAGCGTTCCTCGTTGGGGTCTGCCGTCAGAAGTTCGTCACAGAACGCCCTGCCCAACCTGTGGTGCAGCTCCGTCTCCTGCGTGGTGCGGACGAAGTGGCGCATCTTGAGGAAGACGAGGCGGGAACCGCCGATGTGGAAGATGTCGTTGAACTCCTTTGTCGTGCCGACAATGAGGGAACGGGCATCGGTGTAGGCTGGGCTTTGCAGGAACTCCGGAAGCTGGTCGATATTACGGTGGCAGTACTCCAGCACCGAATCCAGCTGGTCAAAACCGCCGTTCTTGAGGGCTTTCTTCAGCGCGTCCGCCTGGTACTTGTAGAGCCTGCCCTCCCCCGCGTTGTCCGCCGCGCCCTTGTCGGACATGGAGACGGACAGCAGGTCGTAGTCCTGCCAGTAGGCAAGCCGCACCACGGCGTACTGGCTTCGCTTCAAAAGCGCTTCCAACAGCTCATCATCGTGCGTGCCGCCCTCGTAGTATGCGGCCAGCCTGTTAAGGAGCGGCTCACCCAGCACGGGTAGCAGGTACTTGTCCTCGCACTGCGCGATGGCCGGAGCCAGCGAGCGGAACGAGCATGTGACGTTCACGGGGAGGAACTCCTTGAACTCCTCCGCCTTGGTGTTGTTCTCGGGTTTAAAAAGTCTCGGTGTCATAACTATGCCAATTTTTCTTCGGTTGACTTCCCCTTGTCAAGGGTGGTGAGTATGATGTTCCGATAGACGAGCTCCACATCGTGGATGCCGTTGTATTCCAACATCAGTTCGATGGGGTCGAGCACCTGCTGTTTCTCTATGTAGTTGAGGATGAGGGAGACCAGCAGCCCCTCGCGGATGTCCGAACCGCTTCCGGCGTTGCCCGCGTAGGGGCCGCCGGGCATCCCCGCGCCAAGAACACTTGGGTTGACCATGAGGGAGAAAAGGATCTCGGAGTTGGCGGCTGCTGACGTGGAAAGGCGGTCTTCCGCCTTGATTTCGTTCTCCAGCCGCTCGATGACCCATTTTTCTTCGGCCTTGCCGCTCTCGTTGAGGGAGAAGCCCGTGGTGAGCGTCTTGGCAGGGTTCTCCTCGCTGGTGAGCTGCTCCTCGAACTCGTCAAGGTAGTCGTTGATGGCCTTCTCCCTGTCAGCGGTGGACTCAAAGCTCTCCTCGGGGAACTTCTTCTCCCAGTAGGTGTCGGGGATTTGGATGTGCCACATGAGGTTCATGGCGTTGGAGTAGGCCTTCTTCAGGAACGTGGGTATCTTGTGGGCGATGTCTATCCAGCCGCTCTTCCACGCGGTGTCCCAGTCGGGAAGGGCGTAGTAGTCGTTGCCGGAGAAGTAGTTGCGGATTCGCGGGAAGGCGACACAACCGCCCTTCAGCCTGCCCTGCTCCTTCAAGACCTGCAGGTGGGTGAACGGGTCGGCCTCGTTGAGCATGGGGATGACTTTGGCCGTGTTGTCCGGGAAGCGTCTGTTGAACTCCCCGAACAGAAGCAGTTTCGACTTGTCTATGCTGATTCTGCAATGCCTTGCGTTGACGGCCTCGGTGCGCAGGATGCGGTTTCCGTCCGCGCTGAACACGAACACGGGAAAGCAGTTGCCCAGCTTTATGAGGTCGCGGAACGCGTTGGTGTGGTAGGTGCGGAAGGTGTAGCCGCGCAGGTAGTTGAGGATTTCGGGGTTGTTCACGGGCGCGTATTGCTCGCGGTTCTGCTCGTCAAGTCCCGTAAGGTTCACGGGGATCACCCCCTGCCCGTAGCAGCAGCGGCACTTGTAGTTGAGCCCTGTGGAGAGGACGCCCGTCTTGCCGATGACCTCCAAGGCCTCCTCCGGCCAGCGGTTGGCGCTGCCCCAGCAGGCGTACTCCACCTCTTCGAACGAGAACCGCTCGAATATCTCCTCGTTGACGGCCGTTTTCTTCACGGTGCTGCCGAACGAGGCCTTGCCCAGGAACAGCAGCGGTGTGCCTTGCTTGTTGAACGTTATTTCCATAATGCTATATCACTACTTGCATTCCGTTGAACTCTCTCAGATTGTCTATGGAGACTGCGTGGATGTGCCCGATGGGGTCCCCATTGGAATCCACGGGCAGGATCCCGCGCAGTCGGTTGCTCTTCATGTCGGCGCGGAGCCCTCTCATCACGGCTCGCGGGAACGAGACCAGCTCCCCGTTTTTCAGATAGAACTGCAGGGAGAAATGGGAGGCCTTCCCTCCGGCCTTTTCGCGGGTCTCCATCTCCCGCAGCGCGTCGGCGCGTCTTATCTTGTTGCCCATAAGCGTTTAGTTTTTGGGCAAAGATAAGGCAAAGGGTGAAAAACGTATGGGACAGATATGGAGTGACGGGAAAATGACGCCTCAAAAAAAGATGCTGACCTCCGGGAAGCGGCTGTCATTTGACCAAAGCGTAATTCCGCCGTAATTTTTTCCGCCGGATGGCGGAAAAAATTTTTTTTGGGGATATGGCACTAAAAAAGGCGCAAAAGTTCCGTTTTTCGGATCTTTGCGCCTTGCTGGGTTGGTGTTTCCGCCCTTATTGGGGCGGCTGTATTACAATTCGTTTGGGGGCGTGTAACGTGACGTAAACAACATATTTTCTGAATGTCTCCACCGTTTCGGCGGGTGCGTGGTTGCTTTCCAGCATTTCGGCCAGCTGTGCGCCCGTGTAGCTTCCCACTTTCGGCAGGTGGTATTTTTCCGCCTTTAGTGCCTTTGTTATCCTGCTAATCATTGCCGCGCCTCCTTTCTAAAAAACCGCTATCGGTTCGGGTTCTTCCATCGGTTCGGGCTGCAGGAACGCGGCGGCGGCTTCCTCGGCGGGTGCTTCCTGCGCCTCTGCCGGCTCGGTCGGCTCTTCCGCGCTGGCGGGCTGGTCGCGGCGCGTTACTTGCAAATTGCTGAACAAATAACACATATTGAAGCGTTCGCGCTCGCCTTTGGTGCTGCCCTCCTCGCCTGCGCCGTCGGCGTTCTCCATCAGCGCGGGAGTTGGCGCGGGTGCGCTGGCGGTCTCGCCGTCCTGCTCTTTCTTCTCGCGTTTGGTGGGCTGGCTCCACACGGGGAACGCTTTGGAGCCCTTAATAATGGTGTAGCCCTCACTTTTCCACTCGTTGAACTTTTTAAACTCCGTTGTGCCCTCCTCGGCGGGTGCGTACACGAATTTTAATATAAAGTAGTTCAGCGGCTGGGATTCCAAAAATAAGGCCTGCGCCGCGCTTTTGGCGGTGTTAATCATAAAATCGCGGATTTGCCGCGCCTCCGCGCTGGCGGCCAAAAGTCTTTCAAATTGGGCGGCGCGGTTCTTTTCCTTTGCCGTTAAGGGTCTTGTCTGCACCTTTTCGGCGGTTTCCGTTATTTCTCCTGTTATTGTATTGATATTTTCCATATTTTTGCAGATTGGTTTTTTGTCCCTTTGGGGATTGAAAATTTAATTGTGAAAGAGGCGGCGCGGGTCTGAATTATTGCGCCGCCTCTCCTTTTTGCCCTTTTAGGCGGTCAAAAGTTCGGTTTCAATCTCGCCGACTTTGGCGCAAATTTCCGCGTTCATCGCCTCGCAGAATTTTTTGACGATTGCCGTATTTGAAACGGTCATCACCTTTTTGAACTCCTCGCGGTTTAATCCGTCTTTCGTGAAACGTTCAAAGGATAGGCGGCAGATACTTGTTTCAAACTCTTCTTCGTCCTCCAGCTCTTCGATATAGTTTTCTATATCCTCGCGGCATTTGATGAACATTTCACGCTTTTCGGCGATTTCGCGCTTGTGGTTGAGGCGTTCAAGTTCTTCGTCCAGTCGTTTCTGCATTTCCGCGAGGGATTCGCGGCGTTTGCGGTCGGCTTCCTCGGCGGCGCGTATCGCGGCGGCGGCGGCTTCCTCCGCGCTCATCGGGGCGGGCGCGGGTGCTGGTGTCGGTTCTGCGGGCTTCTGCTCCGTCTCGGCGGCTGGTGCTGCCGTGGCGGGTGCTGGCGTTGCCTCTTTCGGGGTCTCCGTCTTGGGGGCTTCCTTGGTTGCCTCGGTCGGTTTCTCCTGCTTGGTCTCCGCTGCGGGTTTCGTCTCCGCCTTTGCAGGGGCGGCGGGCTTGGTCTCCGTCTTGGCGGGTGTCGCTGGTTTCGCCTCTGCGGGCGTTCCTCCCATCGGGGGGACGATTACCGACTTAACAAGCGTTAACGCGGGGGCGGCTGGTGTCGCGGCTGCTGCCGTGGCGGTCGGGGTTGTGGTTTTCGCTGCGCTCTTGGCGGTTGCGGTTGCGGTTCTCGTTGCGCTGGTTGCGCTCTTGGTGTTTTTTTCCATTGTTTTGAAAATTTAAGTGTGAAAAATAAGGTTATTTAATGCGGGCGGGGTCTGTCCTGCCCTTTCTTTGTCGCTTATATTATGCCCTCTTCAACGAATGAAAAATAATTGTCGGCGGTTATTATTACGCTGTCGGTTAGTCGGATGTCGAAAAGTTCGGCGGCTTTCCGTATCTTCTCCGTCATTAGTTTGTCGTTTCGGCTGGGGCTTGTGCTGCCGCTCGGGTGGTTGTGGCAAACTATCAGCGCGGCGGCGTTGGTCATTATTGCGCCCTGCATTATGAATTTGACATCTACGGGGGCGGCGGTGGTCGTTCCCTCGCCTATCTTGTGGAGGGCTAAAAGTTTGTTGGCCTGGTTCAGATAGAGGGCGAAAAACATTTCTTTGTACTCCATATTCCGCGACATTTCGCCGTTCTCGGTCATTATGTTGTAAACATCGGGCGCGTTTTGGATTTCCGGACGTTGCGCCGGCCTTACGGCGGTTTTGTAGTGTATTTCTATTTCGGGGGCTTGCGCCGTTTCCGGCTGGCTGTATTTGGTTGTTTGGTTCATCGTCTTGGGTTTTTGATTGTGAAAGAGGCGTTTTTTCTGTCTTTCCTGCCGTTTATCAACGGCGGGGAGGGTCTGAAGTTCCCCGCCGTGGGGCTGTGTAGTTTTATTTTCCGTTTCTTGTTGTTAATCAGTTTTTTGCACGCCTTTTTTTTGAAAAAAGGCCGTTAAAGTGTAACGTGTCCCGCCTCTCGCCCTGCCTGCCGCGTTTATAAACGTTTCGCGCTTCGCTGGAAATATGACGGCGGGCGGCGGGCTGGGTCAGTCCGTCACGCTGCCCAAATATTCGTATTTATAGCCGTTTTCATCGTCTTCGGCTTGTTTCAGTTCGTACACGTCATTTTGTTTATAATAGTAGATTCCCGCCTTGACGGATTCCGCGCCGCTGGCGGTGGTTATCCCGAAATATTGTTTGTTGGTCGTGTCGGGGTAGTCTTCGGGGATGAAAAAAACATCTTCGGGGGTCACGTTCTCATTATCCAAAAAGGTGCAGAACGTTGCAATGTTCTTGAAAAAATCGTTGTTTTGTCCGTTCATCGCTTCGGGGTTTATGGGGTTATAATGAAATTAAGTTGTCAATTACTTGTGTGTAGGTGTCGGCGTTCATTGAACTTTCAACGCGCTTTATATCGGCATAAACGGCGTTTTTGCGGTCTTCGGGGATTATGGCATACAGCCGCCAAAGGTTTTTTAATAGGTTCGTCAATCTCAAAATTTCATCTACTTGCATAATCTCAATTTTTTATTGGTTCGTTTCGGGGGCTGTTTGTTATCCCCTTTGTTTTATGTTGCTAATATACAACATTTTCCGCAATCTACCAAATAATTTTTCAAAAAAATGCAATTTTATTTCATTGATAATCAGCAAGTTGAAAATTATTTTCATTTTTAAGTGTTTTTGTATCAATATTTCGGGCGATTTTTCGCAGATTTTAGGGGTTGCCAGCGCAAAATTGAATTATTATAATATATTGATATACAACATCTTACAACAATTTTTCACGTCAAAAACGCGGGCGATATGCAACATTTTGGCGCGGTGGCGGTGTTGTCGGGCGGGGGTGTTCGGGGGTTGGCGGCTGTTCCGATGGATGGGTGCGAGTGCGAGGCGGGCGCGTGGATGGCGACCGCCGCAGGGCGGCGGCGCGTCCACTCTGACGGCGAAGCCGTCCACCCGTACAACTGCCGTCCACTCGTTTGACAAAAGACAGATACCATTGCGGCAGCAATGACCGCCTGTAAAAGCATTTTAGGTGAGCAATGGTACATTTGCTCACCAACATAATAAATACGCTTGTATGGGCTTATTCCAGCCTTATTTGTACCTTGTCAAGGTGCGCAGCACAAATAAAAAAGCAGTCCACATCGGACTGCTCAACTCATTTATCTAAATTCAATAACTCTATAAAACTGCGTTAGGGATTGAAGCACGTTATCGGAAGCGGACGGATGCGCCGACATTTTCAACGTCAAAAAAGGCGACCAGCGGAAGCCGCTTTTTGCGTCAGAAAATGGGCGCAGACGCGCTTTCGATTAAGGCGGAAAGCCCGACCCGACAGGGGAACGCCCAAAATCATAGTCACTCTTAATCGGTTTTATCATAACTGAAAAGAATATACAAAATGGAATGTGGAGTTATAATGCTTCTTGAGTAGGCCGCTGGTGTACTCATAATCAGGAGTTCCTATCGGAAGAATCGAATGGCAGAAACGAAATGATATACCATGATGACGTTTGAAAACATACGTAATTCCGCCGTGGAGCGCAAACTCAAGTCTCTTGAGATCATAAAGGTCATCCCATTCATAGCGCATTCCACCTCGTCCACCGTGGGTGGTGATAATTTGTACCGTTCTCTGATACAACAGAAAACCTACGGAAGGACCTATATCAAGCCACAATCCATCATTGCTGGTTTTGGGGCTGTTAAAACGCAGTCGTACCAAAAGAGGGAATTCAATGTAACCCAAAGACAATGAATATTTGTCTCTGCGATAGTGTCCTTCAGCTCCGAAATTCGGTTTAGTTCGAGTGCCTTTCATTGTAAAATTCATGTCCATTTGCAGTAGCATTCTCACTTTGTATTTATCGACAACTTTAACGTGACCAAACAATCCGGTGGTAAGACCTGTTTTCCAAAATCCCGGAATATTCTCTGCAGACATCGCAGAAATCGTATTACCAAAGGTAAATCCACCGCCGAAATCCGTTTTTTGAGCAAAAGTGCATACAACAGATATTTCAAAGACAACAATTAGAATGGTACATTTCACAAAGAAACCACTAATATCTAAGGATTTCAAAATTAACGAATTTATATTTCATTGATAATTTGGCGTTTGCAAAATCTAAAGCTATTGCCATAGGCAGATTTTAGAGGTTGCATAAAGAAGGCAATATTATTTGCTTACAGTTATTCGAACACCATCAGAATAATAAGGAAAGTAATCTATACAATTAAAGAACGTGGACATGTAGAACTGTTTTAGCCCCACAGCTGCGGAATAAGGGCGATAATGATAATTGTTCCCATCTCCACCATCGCTTTGAGCAGGAAATGTCTGTTGCGTTGCGTTGCTTCTATTTCTTGTATATGTGCCGGAATCAGTACTATAATATATTTCGACCTCTGGTGCGGAAATCACTCCCGGTTTGTTGATTTTAGAAAGCAAGGAAAAATAAACGGCGGCGCGTTGATAGACAACTTTGCATTTGGCTTCAGGAGAGGAAGGAAATGTGTAAGGTTCAGGATTGGAATAAGAGATTACGTTTTTTATGGGCTCTTCGTTTTTGAATAGAATATCCAAGACATTGTCATCTATGGAGAAAGTCATCATTTCGTTATCATTGTTCGTATCCCATACGTATGCTTTCTCATTGACAATGTCAATTTGAAAAACAAAATTGTCTATTTGTATGAAACCGTCAGGGTTGAGCAAAGTGGCCAAAATGTCATCTTCCACCCCAATAGCTTCCCTTTGGCTTTCAGACAGCACACACCGCATTGAAGAAAAATGCAGGTCCTGTTCAAAAAGGGACAAATATCCTTCTTTTTCATTCAGAAACGCAATTGCACGTTCATAATCTTCGCACGAGTTGAATGACAGCCAATTCGAAGAATTGAGGTTTTTCTCTTTGTTGAAATTGACGCAAACGTTAATGTTGCGTTCCTTTGTCAAAGACACCTTGTCATTATCTTTGGAACAAGAATTAAAAAACAATGTCGAGCATAAAACAACTACTGCTAATACAAATAACTTTTTCATAATACATTTTTTTTGACGCTGCAAAAATAAACTATTTTCCAATACGCAACACACTGATTTCAGAACTTTTCCCTTTTAGGTTATCACCAAATTTTGTCCACACAATCTTGTCGGCAGCATCGGAGAAATGGGTGGCTTCTTCGGGGAGTATTCCGGATGATTTGCGCTCTGATGATTTGTCTTTCTTTAATTGGCCGTCCACATCTTTAATCATGGCGTTGTTCATCGAAATGAGCGTATAGCGGCACTTGTCGCCGTTGAAGCGCACCAAAGGAAGACTCTCCCGTTCCTCGCGTAGAATCAAGCCCCACAGCAGGTATTTGTCCGACTGAGGCGGCTCCATCCCCTTGTGTGTGTGCTCGATAACCTCCCATCCGGCTTTCTTCAGATATGAAATTGCAAGCTGGTTGTAGCTCATAGAGTTCAGCACATTCGGGTTTCTTGAATCGCCGTATTTGTCGCGGTAGTAGTGTATCTTTTTGCAGCGATGTGTCTTGTAGTAGTCCGTCAGTTGTCCGCACAGTTCCTTGATGAGGATGTTGGAACTCTCGTCCGGCTTGACAAAGAACTCGTTGATAAAGTTCTGGCATTTGCGCTTGGTTGCGCAGTTGTTGACAAAGTCATAGTTCCGTTCTTGGCACACGCAGAAAAGGGAAATCGCGCTTCCCCAGTCTGCCACCACCTCCAACGGCAGGTCGGGGTTGCAGTCGCGGTCGAATGCGCTGCTCTTTATGGCCAGTTTGTCCAGGTCAAAATTGCTCTCCTTGGCCAGCAGCATAAGCCGCTGGTCGTCCAGCCCGTTGTGATAGACGTGGCGGTCGTCGCTGATGGAATAGAAGCAGTCCTCCACCTTGTCAAAGAGGAAGTTCATGATTTCCACGAGGAAGACCAGCGAGGGCAGCAATTCTCTGTTTTTCTTGACGTATGAAAGGCCGAGAAACTCTATGTTGTCGAAGGCGTTGGAGACGGTGAACAGAAGCCCGTCCTTGGACACAAAGGGGCGGATTCTGCGCTTCATCCGGATTATCTCGTTCCAGCACTGGGCGAACTGCTTGGGGTCGGTGATGTCGAGCAGTTCCAGCTGCATCTTCACGATGCGGTTCCAAATCTCAAACAGTCTCACTCCGGCCTCTTCCTCGTAGTAGTTGGCGAACTCCAGCACCCATCTTCCGTCCCGTGTCGGCGGCATGGATGTGGAGTATTTGTAGCCGTGGTGCAGGTGTACGGGGTTGCCGGACTTCGCCCCGAAAAACTCAAGGTTGCCACGGTTTGTGGGCGCGACCTCCTGATCATACTGCTCCTTGTTGAGCGTCAGCGTCTCGTCCGCTATCTCGAAGTCCACATTTGCGCCGCGCCCGCTTCCCGGCTCGCTCTGCGAGATGAGCGCGAAGCGCGTGCCGTTGCTGATCGATATGACGTTCTCGAACTTGTTGAGCTCCTCGTAGGAGGTTTCAAAATAGGCGGGCGGACGCTTGCCAATGACGTAGTTGGCCTCTTTCTCGTAGCCCATTTGGTTGAGCATTTTGAGAGAGGATGGCAGTGTCCTGGTCAACAGCTGTCCGAAGGTCTTGCCCGTGAGGGCGATGACCGAGCGCGGCATCAGCCGGATGAGTCTGTCCATCCAAAAGCCGATGTCTGCGCTCTTTCCCGTGCCGCGCCCCTCCACGGAGACGTGGCACTTGGGCTGCAGGATGAAGGAGGGCAGCTGGGCGCGGTTGCCGGATAGGTTTATCTGCATGGTGTCAGGAGTTAATGATTTCGTATGCGGTGTCTTCGGTGATTTCGTCGTCGAGGCTGCCCAGCAGCTGGCGGCGTATGTCGGCGGGCAGCTTCATCAGCACCTCTTCCGGAATGGCCACGTTCTTGTTGTTGATGTTGAACTGCACGAAAATCTGGTTGGCCTCCATCAGCTTGGGGTCAATCTTCTGCGGCGGCAGTTGGGAAAGGTACTTCTGAAGCGTTGCGAGGTTCTTTGCCCGGGCGTTGTCAGAAGAGGCTGGGTCTGAAATTTCTTTCATGATCCAATCAAGGAACCAGCCCTCAAGGAAGTCCCTGTCCACGGGGTCGTATTTGTTCCACAGTCGGCAGGCGTTGCGAATGTCGCAATAGGCCTGCTCCTTGGATATTTCGGGGAAGCGTGCCTGCAGCTTCAGCGCGGCAACGCTTTTGCGGGGGTACTTGCGCATGACGGCGTGGGCGGTGCGCAGCCGTTCCAGGATGCGCTGCTGCTGTTCGGTCAGTGTGGATGAGTTCCCCGTGGTGAAGTATTCGGATATGGCTTCGAAGTCATTCTCCCGTATCTGCTCTATGCTGGTTCTCTGTTTGGGTTTGCTCGGTAGGTTCATAGTCGTAGGCTTCGAGGTTGGTTTGTTCGGTCATCGCGTAGTATTTGAGCATCTGCAATATGGCGGGTTGCGAGGAGTTGAGCGCAGCGTCCAAGACGGTCTGCCGTATCTCCGCCTGCGCGGAGAGGTAGCCTTGGAACCAGCATTCGTAAACTTCTCCCTTTTCCAGCTGGAACTGGCGGGCGACTTCGGCGATGTCGAAGCCGAAGTTGAGAGCTACATCGCGGTAGGAGAAGCCCAGCCGTCCAAGACGGGCGATGTCATCTTTCTGCTGCTGTGTCAAACTGTTCATCAAGTATCTTTTTGTCGCTGTGGAAAACGTGGTCTATCACTTGGATTACGCCCCGCTCGGGTTGCGGGTTGGTCGTGAAGTTCAAAGAGCCGGACACGGAGATTCGCCATTGGTCGTTCCATATCACGGCGACCTTGGCATGGACAGGGGCGATGCAGACATCGAAGTTGGCGCGGCACATCTGCAGGGGCGCGGGGTTGCGCACTTTGACCCTCGGGTCAATCCAAATGCGGAACTGCTTGATGAGGCCGTCTTTCTTTCTGTTGAGGATTTGGGTGACGGCCTTCTCGGTTATCGCCCAGGTGCAGGCGGTGACGTTGCAGGGGCCAATCTGCCTGCAGATGTGGGAAATGAGGTCGTGCATGGCATAGCGGCCGAATGTCCAGAAGTTGACAACCGCCCCCTGCTCGATGCGTCCGATGTGTTTGGCCAATGTCGTCCACGGCTCGCCGATGAACGACACGGAATCCGGGAAGTAGGTGTCGTAAGGGTAAGCCTCCGCCTCTTTGGTCTTGGCTTCTTTGCGTGCTGAAAGCTGTGAGAAATCTATGATGCTCATTGTCTTGACTCTATGATTTTGGTGATGGTGGCGTATTGGTTTCGCAGGTCGGAGAGTTTGGCCTCCAGCTTGGTGCGCAGCGGGCTGTCCGGCATCGGGTTCGGGGTGTCCAGCTTTTTGAGTGCCTGGTACTCCAAGCGGTTGCGTGTCTTGTTGATGTTGACCTTAATGGAGTGCTGCTTCTTGAGCAGCTCCATGTCGGAGAGCTTTTCAAGTTCAGTTCGGTTGTCCATGGAAACGGGTGTGGGCTGTTCCTCAACTTTCTCCCGAACCATGCGGGCAAGTTCGGCGGGTACTTCGCCCGTGTCGAAATACTTTTCCTTGAGGGGATAAAGTTTCTCGAAACGCCGGATGAGAGGCAGGCGGTCTTCCAGGATCCGCCTGCGCTGCGCCACGATGTCCTCGGAGTTGCCCTCGCCCAATTCGTAGAGTTTGCGGTGGGCGGTGGAGATGGCGGTGAAAAGCTCATAGAGCTCGTCCTTGGCCTGCACAATGATGGAGGGAATCGGCGTTTTTGATTTCGCCGCTTTGGGTTTGGAAACGTTTATCACCATCCACGGCGGGACTGTTGGCTTGGTCTGAACCGCTGCAACGACTTTGCCTTTGAGGAGTTTGCGCAGCTCGTACTCCAGTTTGGCGGCGGCGAATTTCGGGGTTGAGTGCCGGAAGTGCTGAACCAGCATACGGTTGCGCTGGTGTCTCTCAAGCAGCGCGATGCCTGTTTGGTAGTCTTTGCCGTTAGTGAGCCATTGTAGTATTTCGTCCATATCTTCAGTCTTTATGCGGCAAAGATAGGCGTTTATAAACGGAAAATATAGGACAAAGAAAAACGCGGTCGTGCTGTTTGACCGCGTTTTTGTTTACCTTAATACCGCGACAACGATTGCAGCGGTTATGAGCCCGTCAGGGCGAAATTCGAGCGGAAAGCGTGCCCGGTCGCCCAAAAGATTATTGTTTAACAATTACATTAGAAGGCGTATCCTACGCCGAGGGTTCCAAATCCACGTGCTCCGAAACCTAATTCTGCCGTGCCGAACCAGCGTGTTCCTCCCGCTCTCACCCCGATGGCGGTCAGTTGGAAGGAACTGTAGTGGTAGTGGGGGATGTGTTCTTCGTAGGTGACAAGATCAATCAGTTTGTATGGATGACCGACCATGAAACCGATTCCTAAACCCAACCCTGAATAGAGCGTCACATGCTTCTTGTTCAGATAGGAGAACCGTAGTTCAGCCAACAGGTTGAAATGTTCGTCGTTACGCCCCATGCTGGTGTTGTTCCAGAAATGGGTATGACTGAAAGAGCCACCAATCCAGCACCATTTGGCCACACGATAATGGTAGTTGAGGGAAAGTGTGGGGAGTGCACTTGTCGATGATCCTTCTTCTATCATCATATAAAGAGGCAACGGGTCGGAAATGGAAAGCATCAACTCGTGACGTGGCAATTCCGTGTCCCATCTGGGTTTCTGATAAAGTTTCTCCTTGGATTTTTTGAAATTGTGTATGTATGCCACTTGGATGTCAAAGTGGGTGTTAGTGGAGGAGACGGTGCCGGCAGCGTTCTCGTTGGGGAAGTAGTACCATCCTTGCGCGAAACGTACCAGTCCAATGTTGGCGCCAACAGCGAACCGCAGCAAGTCGTCGTAAGGCAAACGGTAGTAGAAGCCGAAATCGAAGAGCAGGTCCGCCGTCACGGTTTTGGGCAACAAGTCATACACCATGCGGAATACCATATCTTCCTCATTCCCAGTTTCATCAGTTCTGACTAACCCTTGTTCCGCGTTGTCGAAGTATTGTCCGTATAGGTTTCCCATCTCAATGAAAAATCCCGTAGTCCCTATCCGTACGCCGAGGTCGGAGAAGAGGTGAAATCGGTCGCCGACGGGCAGGTGCATTTCGAATTTGACAGGAAAGTACAAACTGGAGTAGTGATTGGAGAATACATACTCTTGCCCTCTCAATGGGTATTGGATGCGGACTTTCTGCCTCCACGTGTCACTGTATTCCAATCCGAAAGAGACCCCGAAAAAGTCGGCGAAATGATAGGATGCCTCAATTCCGGCCAAATAGCTGCAGCCGGGTAGCCCTTCAGGGGAGGGGTAGTCTCCTATGTTTGGGAACACGTCACAAGGGCGGGTCACTCCGACAGATGCTGTATAACCGAAATGGAATCCGCAGAAAGGGTCATATTTTCGGATATTTTGCGCCGTTAAAGAGATGGCGAACAATGTGATTGCCAGCAATATGGAGAAAGTGGCGTGTGTTTCCCTTTTTAGTTTTATTATCCTCATTTTTTTTTATTATTAGGAAAGTTTACTTTCCTTATACCATCGAGCCATTAAAACGCAAGGATTCAGCACTAAAGCTATTAAAAAGAAATAAAACAAATAACTTTTTCAGCATAGTAGAGTTAGTCGTTTATATTTAAAATTAGATTATCAGCTTTGGTAGAGCCATAGACGGAAGTAATATAGTTATAATAGCTAGTTGGTCCACTATAAGTAAATTGATATGGCCCAACATCTTCTGACAAGTAGCGTGTATTATTTTTCGAGCCAGTGAAATAGTGTGAACAGAAATGATTATTGATATAATATTCTACCGTTAGGTCATGGCTAAGATTCCTTTTACACTTCCACCAAAAAAGCCATTTGTGGTAACCTCTGGTTTGAACTATCAATTCATAGTCAAAATAATAAGCATAACGACTCGAATTCATCAATGCTATAATAGTTTCTATTTTTTCCTTACCCTGTATTTTAGAATATTCCAAATAATCCCCTAAATAACCACCTCCTTTGGCGAATTTTCGAATAAGAATTCCTCCAATAGTGTCATTGTCTTTAAGATTATCGAATTGATAATCTGTAATAGCAGTAAGACTGTCCAAACAGTATCTTGCAAGGCATGATGCAAAACCTTTGTCGAAGAATTTGTAAATTGTATCTCCAACTCTCATAAGCCTTTCGGTATTTATCACATATCTGAAAATACAATTGGAAAGTTTAGGTTGAAAAGTATATTCCCCTTGTTGGTCTTCTAATAGTTCCAAATACTGTCCATGTTGTCTGACCTTGAGTTCTGCATCCGTTAGGGTAAAATTAGACAGGTCTGCTGTATCGTAGATTGAATAGTACAAACAGTCACTTGCTTGACCGAACGAAAGAAAATTCGGGTTGATAATCGTACTATCTTCATCATAAGATTCAATAGCTCTATAAACATCCGACATTGAAGCGTAATATGGAATGGTTCCATTTGATGGTTTGACAGAAGTTTTGAGATTCATTTCTTTTTCACAACTGCATAATAGAAATGACGCAAACATTGTGAACAATACGGTTTTTAAAAACACGTTGAAATCATTGTAAAGTGTTGTCATAATTATTTTAGAGGGTTCGTTAAATTCACTTTAGTTTTTAGTACAGGAAGAACCAGTTAACCTGAACCAAAACTTAATTAGTTTGATGCTGCAAAAATACAAAATTTATTAATACAAGACTTTTCCCATTTTTATGCAAAAAAGCCGTCACAAACTGCAACGGCTTTCAAAAACTGATCAAACAACCGAAAATGCGATTTTAGGTTATGGGGTCACTTGGTCGTCGAGGTTGGTGGACTGTCCGATGAGGGAGTCCATCTCGCCGGTATAGACCTGTGCGGTGGGGGTGTCATAGACAAAGGAGATGGTCGCGCCGTTGTTGTCGGTGACGGCCTTGCCGGAGCTGGCCTCCACGTTGTCGCCGATTTCTGCGCCGCGGTCTTCATCGCCGAGCATGTGGATGTCGCCGTTGTTGAGGCGGGCGAGGATGATGGCCTCGGAGTTCATCACGGAGGCGATGAAGCCGAGCAGCTTGGGCTTGAAGCCGGGGTGGTAGATCTCAAGGTTGGCCTTCATGGACTTGCCGCCGAAGGTGCCTTGGGTGGTGTACTTCAGCTCTCCCATGTCGCGGGAGCAGTAGATGTGGTAGAAGCGCTGGCCGTTGACCATCACGATGTTCCCCTCCAGGACGGCGAAGTCCTCGTAGGAGGTTCGGTTGGTCGGCAGCTTGGGGAACTGCGCCACATTGTCCTTGAGGGAGATATAGACGTTCTTCACGCCGGACATGTTGTTGCCGCAGTTCGCGCCTTTGTTAAGGTCTTCGAGTTCGAGTGCGCATATTACTTCTTCGGGCATGGCTCTTGGTTTTTGGGTTTGTTAAAAATGTGCGTTGGCAAGGGAGCCGCACCCCTCCCGTCAGCGTATGAAAAAATTTATTACCAAAGGGTTCAGTCTTGGCCGTTGTTTTCGTCATCGTTGCCGTTGTCATCATCGTCGTTGCCGATGTATTCCGGCGGATTTTCGTTGTACGGCGTGGTGAAGCGCATGATGTCGCCGAGATATTCCGCCCCCTTGTAGTGGACGGCGGCGCGGTAGAAGACTTCGGTTTCGGAGGGCATGTTGGTCTCCATAACGGCATCCATTCTGTTGCCGTCCAGCGTTCCGGGAACGAAGAAGGCTTCGTGCGCGGGGTCGCTGTCGTGTTCGCGGTTCTCCGCGAAACCGAGATGGCGGCCATGGACGGGGATGAGCTGGGAAGCGTCCTCGGCGATGTAGAAGCCGACCTCGCCCTCCGAAAGCAGCGGCACGTCATCACCGAAGATGAGCGCGTGCATGGAGAGGGAGTCCGTGGTTGCCTCCGCGTTGTCAAGGGTGTGGATGTTGATGGCCAGTTCGGGAGTGTCGGTCTGCCACGTGATGCGGTACTTGTTGCCCTCCTTGACAACTTTCGCGCCCTGGTCGATGGCGCTGATGATGAGCTGGATTTCATCGGTGATGGTCTCCACCTCGCCGTTCGGTCCGCAGG